TCAGGAGCCGCTCAAGAGTTTTTGCAACAAGAACTTATGCAAGACAAAGAAGTATGGCATTGGTGGTCACGCATCGAACGTAGAAGTATCAGGCTTATGTGTAGTCAAGTCGGAGCCACCTGTTTGGTTTTGTGATGTGTCCGGTCAACGTGTTGAGCTTACAACGGATGATTTGCAGACACCTCAGAGGTTTCAGAAGGCTTGTATGGAACAAATACATAAGATGCCGCCAATGCTTAAGACAGCGGACTGGCAGGCTATCGTTGGCATGATGATGGAGGATATGAGCGAGATAGAAGTTCCAGAAGAACTAACATACAAAGGTCAGTTTATGGATCTTCTCGAAGGTTTTTGTGATGGACGCGTTCAGGCGCAGTCATTTGAAGAGATTACACTTGGGAAACCATTCACAGAAGAAGATGGGTTTACTTACTTTAAAATTGAAGCCTTGATGAAGTACCTGCGCAACAACAAGTTTGACACGTATAGTAGGGGGCAGATTCAAGAAAGACTGAAAGAGTTAAACAACGGTCCAGCTAATGGACAAAAAAGATTCCCTACGACTATTGGGGAAAACAAACAGATGCGCGTCTGGTGGGTTCCTTCTTTTAATCAGGAGGTCAAAGTATCGGGGATCGCGGTCCGAGGTGATGAGGTGCCGTTCTAATGGGATACATAGCTAACTTTTACTGTGATAGATGTAAATCCAAATGGAAGGTGTTTTATAACAAGCACAAATCGATGAATGAAGGTGATGCCTGTCAGGTATGCACTGACGATAACCAATGGGGTACGGACAAAATGGTTGTCGTTGAACCTCATTTTTATACAGAAGTGGACTATGATGGATATGACCTTGAGGGCAAGCCGTAATGGAAACCACTATCTTCGGACCACCTGGCACAGGAAAAACAACCAGGTTAATAAATATAGTACGTCAAGAAATAGAAGGCGGTACGCAACCGGAAAAGATAGCATTTGTTTCTTTTAGTAGAAAAGCTGCGGAAGAAGCACGGACTCGCGCCTCTGAAAAATTAAGTATGGATGTAAACCAAATGGCCTGGTTTCGCACGTTGCATTCATTTGCGTTTCAGACTCTTGGTCTTGGAACAAGGCAAGTCATGGGCGGCAAGGATTACAATAAACTAGGTGACTTGTTGGGGTTGGAATTTAAGGCGAGCGCAGGTGTTAAGATGGCCGATGGTCTTTTGTTCTCTCCTGGCAACGGCGGCGATGCGTATCTTACTATGATACAGATGGCTCGTGTAACGGGGACATCTATTGAGGAGCAGTTCTCTAGGGTTGCTAACAGGAATCTTCACTACCAACAACTCAAGCTAGTAGATCAGGTACTAAGAGACTACAAGGAAGACACCGGAAAGATTGATTTTGTAGACATGATACAGGATTTTATAACGGAGGGTTACTGTCCTCAGTTAGATGTTCTTATTGTGGACGAAGCACAGGATCTAGTTCCCATGCAGTGGCAAATGGTTCATGAGGTTATGAAACCTTGTGCCAAGCGCATATATTATGCGGGCGATGATGACCAATGCATATACTCTTGGATGGGTGTGAACGTGGGAGATTTTCTTAACGCATCTGAAGATAAAATAATTTTAGATAAATCATATCGTCTTCCCATATCTGTTCATGGCATGGCGGATTCTCTTGTAAAACAACTACATACAAGACAACAAAAAGTGTGGTCACCTACAGAAGAAGCTGGAAGTGTTGTCTGGCATCGTGATATCCTTGATGTGGACATAACAACCGGAGAGTGGTTAATACTTGCTCGCACCAATTACATCGCCAATAGAATCGCAAACAATCTTAAAGAACAAGGATTCCTTTACTGGCGTGAAGGTTCCGGTTGGTCCATCTCCCCCAATGTATTAACTGGAATAGAGGTGTGGTTGCGCTTATGCAAAGGTCAGTATTTATCTGCGACGGAAGTAAAGAAGTTATCAACGCTATTAACGCCAAACGTTATTACCAAGGCTGGCAGAAGAAAGCTGTCACTACTAGACGCCGAAGTAACTTACAATCTAACAGACATACAAAACCTGTGCTCGTTGAGCGCAACAGAGCAAACTCCGTGGTACGAAGTCTTGAAAGTTTCGGAGACAGAGCGGATTTACATTACATCTGTAAGGCGGATGGGCGAGTCGATCTTGTCGGGGAAGCCGAGGATTCGGATATCGACGATACACAAAGCAAAGGGTGGAGAGGCGGATAACGTCGCTCTTCTTTTAGATTCTTCAAGAGCATGTGCGTTAAACCAAGATCAAGATTCCGAGTTACGGACATTCTACGTAGGTATCACTCGCGCTAAAAAAACATTACATCTAATTGAATCACAATCGCAACACGGGTTTCAGATATGAGAAACAGAAAATACTTTTTAGAAAAAGCTGAAGAGTTAATCAACGGACCGAGGGCCAAGGAATACGGACCAGCGAAGTTTAATCATGAGCGCATAGCAACTATCTGGTCTGTTGTGTTAGGAAGACCTGTGACAGCGGAGCAAGTAGTGGCATGCATGATTGGGTTAAAGTTAGCACGTTTAGCCGAGGACATAACAAAGGATGATTCATGGGTAGATATTATCGGGTATGCTGCACTTGGAGGGGAGATTGTCAATGACCGCGATGAAAGCTGATGGATTTAACGACGCAATAATTGGCGTAGCTGAGAGATGCGGAAGTGATGATATCCTGGTATATGATGCTGAAAAGTGCATTGAAATATTAGTTGAAAGAGATGGCATGTCTTATGAAGAGGCATGCGAATACTTTTCATTTAATGTAAGTGGTGCCTATGTTGGCGAAGGAACTCCTACATTTGTGTGGTTTCTAACCCCAGAGGAAGCATTGGAGGAAGTTGATGAAGGCTGATTTATTTGATATGGATGAAGAATGGTCACCTCCATCATCTTTACCGGACCTTACTGGGTGTGAGCGCATTGCAATTGATTTGGAAACAAAAGATCCGAATCTAACAACTCTTGGCCCGGGCTGGTGCAGGGACGATGGATATGTGATTGGTTTTGCTGTCGCGGCTGGAGACTTTGTAGGATACTTTCCCATCCGGCATGAAGCGGGCGGGAATATGCCAGAGAAAATCGTTCTTAACTGGTTAAAGAAACAGTTAGCCACACCTAATATTGAAAAGGTCATGCACAATGCTATGTATGACTTGGGCTGGTTACGCTGGGCTGGCATAGAGGTGCAGGGTAAAATCATTGACACGATGGTTGCTGCCCCTTTGTTGAACGAGAACCGCAGATTCTATAACTTAAACTCATTGGCTGGTGAATATCTTGGAGAGTACAAGAACGAGAAGATGCTTCGCGCCGCCGCTGAGATGTACGGGGTAGATCCTAAGTCCGGTATGTGGCAATTGCATGCTAACTTTGTTGGCAGGTATGCAGAGCAAGATGCCGCGGTAACATTAAAACTTTGGGACAGGCTGCGGGTGGAGGTAATGAAGGACGAGGTCTCAAGTATATTCCAGCTTGAGTCAAGTCTTATCCCTATCCTGTTGGACATGAAACAAAAAGGTGTTCGAGTCGATACTGACAAGGCAGAGCGAGTCAAAAAAGAACTTAAGAAAAGAGAAGACTTTTTACTTAAAGAAATAAAGGAAGAGACTGGCATCGTTGTTGAACCTTGGGCCGCTACATCTGTAGCAAGAGTGTTCGATGCGCTTGGGCTTTCCTACAACAGGACAGAAGGCACGGATGTTCCCTCCTTTACAAAGAGCTTTCTTTCTAATCACGAGCATCCTATTGCGAAAAAGATTGTACGCCTTAGAGAGTTTAACAAGGCCAACACCACATTTGTTGAAACAATACTTAATTATTCTCATAAAGGCCGTATTCATTGTGACTTTCATCCACTTCGCACTGATGATGGGGGAACTGTAACGGGTAGATTTTCTTCATCCAACCCTAACCTTCAACAAATTCCAGCCAGAGATCCCGAGATCAAGGCTATGATTAGGGGCTTGTTTATACCAGAGGAAGGTTGCAAGTGGGGATCTTTTGACTATGCGTCTCAGGAGCCCCGTTGGTTGGCGCACTACTGTGCTCAGTTGACTGGTGCAAACCGTCACCCTCAGATCGATAGTGTAGTTGAAATGTATAATAGTGGCAACGCTGATTTCCATCAGATGGTGGCAGACATAGCCAGCATTACCCGCAAGGAAGCCAAGACTGTCAACCTTGGTATTATGTATGGCATGGGTAGAAAGAAGCTTGCGGGCGTTATGGATATTACAGAGGAAGATGCCAAGGTTCTTCTTAGTAAGTATCATGACCGGGTTCCATTCGTAAAAGGTATAGCGGACATGACCGCGGA